TTATTATAAATATGATTATGATAAGACAAAACCAATCAAGGAGATCCCAATGTCAGAACTAGACAAGACAATTGAGGAGCTGGAAGCGGAAGTTAGTGCTGAGCTTGAAGAAGCAAAGAAACCTACTGACGGAGCTGGAAAAAGCGACTCAATGGAAAAAGCCGATGGGGAAGTAGAAGATTTGGGTAAAGCTGTCGTTGATCCAGAATCAAAGGACAGTGCTGGTAAAAAGGCGTCTGCAAAAGTTAAGAAAGCTGCAGAACCAAAAGCTAGTGCAACCAAAGAAGACACAGAACTCGATCATGAAGGCGAGGAGCTTGAAGAAGGAAAAATGACAAAAGCAGAAATGTTGAAAGCAATGTATTCCGAAATGGAAAAAATGAAAGCAACAGATTTGAAAGCGTCATACGACAAGCTTATGAAAAATGAAGAAGAAGAAGAAGATGAAGATGATAAAGAAGAAGTAGATGAATCTACTTTGGAAGACCGTCTTGCATCTGTAGATGTTTCTGAAGATGTTACTGCCCTTACACAAGGTGAAGAACTTTCTGAGGAATTCAAAGAAAAAGCATCCACAATCTTTGAAGCTGCTGTTAAATCAAAACTTCGTTCAGAAGTTGCGAGAATTGAAGAAGCTAAAATGCAAGAAGTTGCAGAAGAAGTTGCTTCAGTACGCAGTGAGTTGACTGAAAAAGTTGACGCATACATGAACTACGTTGTAGAAGAGTGGATGAAAGAAAACGAAATCGCTATTGAGCGTGGACTCAAAGGTGAGATCGCAGAAGACTTTATTTCTGGACTAAAATCATTGTTCGAAGAACATTATGTTGATATTCCAGATGAAAAGTATGACATTCTAGGTCAACAGTCTGTAAAGATTGATGAATTGGAAGCAAAATTGAATGAACAAATCGAAAAGTCTGCTTCACTGAAGAGTGAAAAAGATGTATTGGTTCGTGAGTCAGTTTTCGCAGAAGTCGCTTCTGACCTTGCAGATACAGAAATTGAAAAATTTAAGTCTCTTGCAGAAGATGTAGAGTTTACAACTGAAGAAGCTTTCAGTGAAAAACTTGAAACGCTGAAGGAAAGTTATTTTCCAAAGGCAACAACTGTCGCTGAATCAGTAGATGCTGTTGAAGAAAACGGTCAATCTTTTGATACAACTGGCGCTATGAGTGCTTATATGAGTGCAATTAGCAAAAATGTAAAGCGTGCAAAATAACGATGAAAGATTCGTTTTTTATAAATATTATTAGAAAACCCAATAAGGAGAAATAACAATGTTCCAGACAGAACATCTACAGGAAAAGTGGCAGCCAGTCCTAGAACACAATGATCTTCCAGAGATCAAGGATTCTTACAAAAAAGCTGTAACCACAGTTATCCTAGAAAACCAAGAAAAAGCACTTCGTGAGGATTCAAACTTCCTTTCAGAAGCTGCACCAGTTAACGCTACAGGCGCAAATGTTGACAACTGGGATCCAATTATGATCTCATTAGTTAGACGTTCTATGCCTAACCTTATCGCATATGATATTGCTGGCGTTCAACCAATGACAGGCCCAACAGGCTTGATCTTCGCAATGCGCTCACGCTTTGATTCACAGACAGGCGATGAAGCATTTTACAACGAAGCAGAATCTGCATTCTCAGGTGCTGCTGCAAACTCAAACATCCCAGGCAGCGCCGGTACTTCATCTAACGGTGAAACTAACCCTGCTGTTCTTAACGATGGTTCGCCAGGCGCATATACTGCTGATGGTGGTATGTCAACTACAACTGCTGAAGCACTAGGTGACGCATCTAACAATGCATTCGCTGAGATGTCTTTCTCAATCGAAAAGCAAACTGTTACTGCTAAATCACGTGCTCTTAAAGCAGAATACACAATGGAACTTGCACAAGACCTTAAAGCAATCCACGGTTTGGACGCTGAAACAGAACTTGCAAACATCCTATCTGCTGAAATATTGAACGAAATCAACCGTGAAGTTGTTCGTACAGTATATGTAACTGCTAAGCCAGGCGCTCAAGTAGATACTGCTACAGGTGGTATATTTGACATGGACGTTGACTCAAACGGACGTTGGAGTGTTGAAAAGTTCAAAGGACTTATGTTCCAAGTAGAACGTGAAGCAAACGTAATTGCACAACAAACTCGTAGAGGAAAAGGTAACATGATTATCTGTTCATCTGATGTTGCATCTGCACTTCAAATGGCTGGACAATTGGATTACACTCCTGCTCTGAACAACAACTTGAATGTTGACGATGCAGGCTCTACTTTTGCTGGTGTACTTAACGGACGTTACAAAGTCTACATCGACCCATATGCTGCAAACGGTGCTGCAAAACAGTACTTCACAGTGGGTTACAAAGGTACTTCACCATATGACGCAGGTCTTTTCTACTGCCCATACGTTCCATTACAAATGGTTCGTGCGGTTGGTGAAAACACTTTCCAACCAAAAATCGGTTTCAAGACACGCTACGGCATGACTGCTAACCCATTTGCTGGTGGTGCGACTGCTCGTGGTGGTGCTTTAACTGCTAACGACAACGTGTACTACAGAAGAGTACAAGTTACAAACATCATGTAACACAAAAAGAATTGGGATAACCAATCTTTAGGGGAGAACTTCGGTTCTCCCTTTTTTTTGACTTATAAATAGTTGTATGAAAAGGAAGTATGACAATGGCAGTTAAACAAAATCCTCTAGATAGACAACCAGATAATCTTGATTTGGCACGCCCAACTCAGTTCCGTTTTTCTATTCTGAAAATTCCAAACACTGAATACTTTATCACAGAGGCAAACTTGCCGGGCATTGCATTTTCTGGTGACGCAGTATTGAATAGTAGATTCACTGCACTTCCTATGATGGGAGATACCATCAACTATGAACCAATAGAACTATCATTCAATGTACAGGAAAATTTACACAATTGGCGTGAGATACATAATTGGATGGTAGGTATTGGATTTCCAGAAAGTACTAAACAATATGAAGATGCTATTCTAGATGCTGCAGCGACTCGTAGTGGTGCAGATAAAGTATCAGCACTTACAAGTGATGCAGTACTTACTATTATGACAAATAAGAATAATCCTAGTGTGCGAATTTTGTTCAAAAATGTATATCCTACATCTTTATCTGGACTTAATTTTGATACTAAAGACACAGATGCAACAGGTTTAGTTGCAACAACCACTATGAATTATGATTATTATTCACTGGAAGTTTTAAGAGATAAGGTATAAAGACTTATAAATATCACAGTGGACAGGGGGAAATGCGACTTAGACACTCTGAAGTTGGTTCTCTAATCAGAGAAAATATAGAACTGTAAGTTCTGCTGACCCTGTCCACACACTATAGGATGAAACATTATGACACTTGATGAATTGCAGGCATCTGCCGAAAAAGATTTGAAGATTGACCACATAGAACTTGGAGATGAATCTCTAAGGGCTGCATCTCTTCACCAAAAATATATCACCATATACAACAACTTTAGACAACTCGTTCTGTTGAAAGAGGGAGAGTATAAAGTACTCTATCGCAAGAAGTGGGAATACTACGGCGGTAAAGCTGACGCAACCGTATATCGTGACAATCCATTCGACCATAAAATCCTAAAAGCAGACTTACCAATATACTTGGAGTCTGATGAAGACCTTATCAAAGCAAAACAAAAAGTAGAATATTTCAAGATATGTCAAGATACCTGTGAGCGCATTCTAAAACAAGTCGGCAATCGTAATTGGGAAATTAAGAATGCTATTGAGTGGCGCAAGTTCGTGGATGGTGTCGTGTAAGTGACAAAGGTAACAAAGAAGAACGAGGTTTACTTAGAAGTGAGTACTGAACCTTCTACTGCTCGTTCATTATCAGACCATTTTACATTTGAAGTGCCGGGCGCTAGATTTATGCCTGCATACCGAAATCGCATATGGGATGGAAAAATACGATTGTATTCTCCACAGACAGGAGAGTTGTATCTTGGGTTATTATCATATTTGAAAAAATGGTTGGATGAGTGGGAAGAACCATATGAAATAAGTGAGGAATTAGAAGATGAAAAACAAATTGACAGAGAAACACTGGATGGATTCATACGACAACTTAAGCTTACCTCCAGAGGCGAGAATATATCGCCTCGTGATTACCAAGTTGACGCCGTGGATTTTGCAATCAGAAAACATAGGGCACTTCTTCTTAGTCCTACTGCTTCTGGTAAGTCGTTAATTATATACATCCTTGTAAGATATTACAAACTAAAAATAAAAGAACAAACAAATGATAAGATACTCATTCTTGTTCCCACAACATCTCTAGTTGAACAGATGTACTCAGATTTTGTTGACTACGGATGGTCTGAAAACAATATGCAAAGAGTGTACAGTGGACATGATAGAGAGATATCAAAGTCTGTGGTAATATCTACATGGCAATCTTTATACAAAATGCCTAAGTCATACTTTGATAGTTTTGGATTGGTTGTGGGAGATGAAGCGCATTTATTTAAGGCAAAGTCCTTGACTTCTATTCTAACCAAACTAGATCAATGTAAGTATAGGTTTGGATTGACAGGTACACTAGATGGGATGCAGACACACAGACTTGTACTAGAAGGACTGTTCGGCACTCTAAATAAAGTTATATCAACCAAAAAGTTGATTGATGAAAAAACACTATCTGATTTTAAGATTAAATCTATAGTTCTCACATATTCAGAAGAAGAGTGTAAAATTGTTAAGGGTATGAATTATCAAGAGGAGATGGACTACATCGTAACCCACTCCAAGAGAAATGATTTCATTAAAGACTTGACATTGAACCTAAAAGGTAATACACTAATACTATTTCAGTTTGTAGAGAAGCATGGAGATGTTTTGCATAAGTTGATATCTGATTCTACAGACAGGAAGGTTTTCTATGTCTATGGTGGAACAGATACTAAAACAAGGGAAGATATTCGTGCTATTACAGAGAAAGAGAAAGATGCTATCATTATTGCGTCTTATGGTACTTTTTCTACTGGTATTAATATTCGGAATTTGCATAACATCGTGTTCTCAAGTCCTAGCAAATCTAGAGTCCGTACCTTGCAGAGTATTGGACGAGGATTGCGTAAGAGTGAAAGTAAAGATACCGCTACCCTCTTCGATATAGCAGATGACTTTTCATACAAGTCAAAAAGGAACTTTACTATAAATCATTTTCAAGAACGCATAAATATATACGCAGAAGAAGAATTTGACTATGAGATTACAAGGATAAAAATCAAATGACAGAAAATATAATTCTGAAATTATCAAGTGGCGAAGAAATCGTTTGCAGATTAGTTGAAGATACACAGTCTGGAATGATACAAATAACCAACCCCTTGTTAGTCAGCACTACACCTAGAGTCACTAGTTTAGGACTAGAGGAGTCTGTGTCTCTAAGAAGATGGATACATTTTTCTGAAGAACAAGTATACAGCATTAACAAAAGTATGGTTGTTACCAAAGCAGATGCATCTTTGGGATTATCTAGATTTTATGAGTTGTGTGTTCTCAAGATGCTACGAGATGTAGAAGATGAGATTAGGGTGCCAACAGAAGAAGAACTAATGGAGATTGAAGCAGAAGAAGCCTTTGATGAATGGGAGTCTTCATTAACATCTAAAACTATACATTAGATCTATCTATTCTCAAAGGGTACATACCTATAATACCGTCTTGTCAAGAGAAAGTCAAGAAGTTTTTGAAAAATAATTATTTTATTATATCTATTGACTTTTCCCTGTAAAAGTGTATACTATATGAATAGTTGTAAATTATAAGCAACAAAATGTGGAGTTATAATGGCTAAAAAACAAAAGGGTGTTCATTACGTCAACAATGCACAGTTCCTAGAAGCAATGAAAG